TCATCAGTAGGCGTTGGTGGCATCTTGCTACAACATCCACACTCAAAGTTCTGCGAACTCCAAACACCAAGAAATCCAAGAAAAGCAGTACAAATTGTGCCAACACCACCTATAAGTGCTATTATAATTTCCTTGTCAATACTATTCAAATAATTAATATTTGTAATATCCGTAGAAGATTCAGTATTATTCATATATATATATATAAATATTTTATTTATATATTATAAATGGAATATGCTCTTAAGAAATATTCTAATATCTCACTTATATTGTCAGAATTATTAAATTATGATGCTGTGAAACATATAATAAAAATAATGAAGACGGATGAAATCGAAGATGCTAGAAAATATCATATTTCACGATTAAGTCACAGAAATTTCTTATATTCCCAGTATTCATTTCTATTCTCTCTCCGTGGCTATATGGATTTGAATAAGATTCGTAAGAATAGAAAACCTATATTTAAAAATATGCCTCTAGAATTACTAGTACATACTTTGACGAATGAAGAGATGTTACGTATATATGATTACATGCTATCTTCACCTGATATCACTCCGGAACAAATTATCACAATAAATAAAATGAAAACATATAGAATTAATAATAATAATAATAATAATAAATTGTAATGTAATGTAATGACAATATGATATTTAAATATATATTTTATATTTATTTATTATGGACAAAAATATACCATTTGAGAAAGAAATACATAAATTATTGGATCAATATGGGTCACCTATTTATGTGTATGATGAAATGGGTATAAAAAATACAGTGAAAAATTTGATACATTCATTTAATAAAAAATTTAATTTTTATCATTTTTTTGCTGTAAAAGCATTACCAAATCCTAATATATTAAAAATAATTACAGATCAAGGTTCCGGATTAGATTGTTCATCTTTAACAGAACTAAAGATAGCTAATAAACTTAATATAGATCCAAATAGAATAATATTTACATCGAATTATACTTCTACTGAAGATTTAAAATATGCATATGACATGGGTGTGATAATTAATCTTGATGATTATAGTTTAATAAATAAATTATATAATATTTATGATAAATTTCCTGATAAAATATTTTTTAGATTAAATCCTGGTATAGGAAATACTAACTCAAATGTTAAATCAAACATATTAGGAGGACCTCAAGCAAAATTTGGGATATCACCTGAAAACATAGTTGATTGTTATAAACTATCTAAAAAATTGGGTTGTAAAGAATTTGGTATACATATGATGACAGGATCATGTGTATTAGATAATGAATATTGGATAAAGTCTATACAAATACTAATAGATAATATAATTAAAATAGAAAATGAAGTAGACATTAAAATAAAATATGTAAATATTGGTGGTGGTATTGGTATCCCATATAAACCTAATGATAAATCAGTAAATATTGAATTATTAGTTGATAATATTTATAACGTATTTATAAAGAATAATAGAGAATTACCTGTATTATATATGGAAAATGGTAGATATATAACTGGTCCTCATGGATGGTTAGTATCTAAATGTAATTGTGTTAAAAAATCATTTGATTCTATATACTATGGATTAGATGCTTGTATGAGTAATTTAATGCGTCCAGGTATGTATAATGCTTATCATTATATATCAGTTTTAAATAAAAATAATGAAGAATTATTACCAGTAAATGTAGTGGGAACTCTATGTGAAAATAATGATTGGTTTGCTCAAGACAGATTATTGCCTCCATGTGATGAAGGAGATATATTTATAATCCATGATGTTGGAGCACATTCACATTCTATGGGATTTCAATATAATGGTAAATTAAGATCCGGTGAGATATTATATACAAGAGAAAAAAATTTTATATTAATTAGAAGGAAAGAAACATTAGAAGATTATATTAATACTATTATGATCTAAAATTCAGTTACAATATTTTTGAGGAACTCTTCTCTGGTATGTGCTTTTCTATCTTCACCTTTAATAAGTCCTACCATAATATAGCCGGCATATAAATCGTAGACCGGATTATAACTCTCATATAGTTTGTCAGCATGTTGCTTAAAATAGTCAAATGCTGGTTTAAGCACATCGGGGATCGTTGTGATATTAAAATCTGATACAAATACTGAACCTTGCTTGAAAATAGATTCTTCCATACTGCCACCTCGTTCAGCGATAATATCAAGGACGTAGTTAATCGTGGTAAGAGACCGAATAGAACCTTCTTTATCTTTGAGAGAGACACCATGCTTTTCGAGATCATCAAAATACTTTACTGCTGCCTGATGTGCGTGGCTTCCAATCTGCTGTGCGAAATGATCTTCTGGGAATGGTTTGATATCTAGTGCTTTTGCCATATTCATTACCGATGTGTAGTTAGCACCTCTGCCTACTGTAGGATTCACAAGACCTTCAGCAAACTTATTAGCACCGTGTTCAGGAGACATACGAGCGAAAGCAAGTAGAAAGCCAGTAAAGACTGTAGACTCAAGAAACGGTCCGTCAAACTTTGCAACTAGTTCCGGATTAAATCGCATTGTTGCCATGTGCTGACTGGATATGTCAACCAATCGACCTTCTGAATGAAAGCGATCAAGAATAGCATCTGCTCCAGATCTGTTGAAAGACGGACGCTGTCCTTCTGGTGTTTCATAATCACCAGCAAATACATACTTTTCGTGAACTGTCAAATTGGTTCCGTCATATCCGTTCATTGGAGAGATCTGAAGAACGTACTGAGCATCTACTTCGATTTTCTTAAACTCGTTGATCGTATGATAGCGAATACCCTTGAGGATGTATGGTGACTGAATCTGGAGATAACCTTCATCATTGCCGTGGGAAAACTTAGTGAGGAGGTGTGCTTCGTATTTCTTCCATTTTTCTTGGGCTTCCTGTGGAGATACACCATCTGAACCGAGAAAGACGATATCAAGCATAGGGGGACCCATAGAGTCCTCGATAGCGCGGGTGCGAAACAAATATGATAGAAGAAGTTCGTCATCGATGTCTTTGACGCCGACATCAGTGAGAACGACAATATTGGTCTTAATGCTCATGCCTGGTGCGAGTTTCTGTTGAACGGCTGCCATGACAAGTTGTGTTTGCGATATGAGTTTTTCGTATGTGATTCAGATATATTCTTTGTTGAATCACTTGAGGTGGAGTTTGGATTGAAAACATATCTGTCTCAAATTTATTTTGTAATCTATAAGAACATATTGGCATCTGATTCAGAACTCATCTGAATCAGTTCTTCAAAAATTTTAATGTTATCACATAGTTTTTCTGGTGAATAGATGAATCGAATAAAGAATTTTTGAAGCATAGCAGTTGTAAATTTTTTTTGTTTTATCTGTTTATACAAATTATTCATTACATCTGGGTCAGTATCAGGGAAAATCAATTTAAAAATCTGTTGATACTGATACTTTGAACAGTATGTAAAACTGATAATATTGTCAATTCTCATCGGTCTTATTAATGCTTTGTCCAACCGTTCAATATGATTAGTAGTAATAATAGTAATAAGATCACCTTTTGAATATACTCCATCAAGGAAATTTAAAATACAACTAAAACTTACTCTATTTTCCTCTTTTTTTGCTCTATCCGCCCATAAAGAATCAACATCTTCTAAGCAGAATATAGAATCATCAGGGATCTTATTAGTGGCGCAGATAAATCCGTGATCTGATAGTTTTACAGAATTGAAATCAATTGTAGATATATTACGATCTAATGAACTAGCAATAGCATACATTAAACTACTTTTTCCTGTTCCTGGTAATCCTGACAATATGAGATTCATTTTATGATTAATACCAAGATCACTTAATCTTTTTCTAAGATCTTTATTATTATAATTATCTAAAGATTTTTGTACTTCATCTTTTATCTCTTTATCTAGGATTACAGTATCAAGTTTTCGTTTTTTTATCTTTTTCACATCTTCCCAAAATCCGTCGCTATAGGAATATAGGAACAGGGTTTCAGGTTTATTTTTTAATTTACGATTATTTCTAAATGCTTCTTTAACATCTAAGATAAATTTTTTCATAAATGTAATTTTATCATCATCAGACATATCAGATAATATTTCTATAGTTAGTTCTTCAAAATATCCTGCTTCACCACGAGAGTTGATAAATATGGGTTCTCCGATTCGTTGTCGGATTAATCTAAGTTCTTTATCTTTATGATGAAAAGTGATGTCATTATTAAAACCCATAAAATCCACTAAGTCATTATCATCTTGATCATGATAAATACATTCACCGATAAAAAAATGATGAGTATTATTATTTTTACATTTATTATTCACAAACCATAACACTGAATTAAATGCTCTTAGATCGTGTGTAGATACAGTAAACTTCATATTAACATTATTATAGTTTATCTTTTAAATATGAATCAAATGAACTAGTGCGAAATAATGTATTTTCTTTACTTTTCTGCCAAAAGTTAAGAGTGTGTGTATTCTGTAGCTGTCTGACTGTGCCTTTATAAACTCTGTTAAGACGTACATATTTTTGTGTCAGTGCATTCATTTTATCTTTGTGCTTATTTTTGATTGAATCGACAATTTCTTCCATGTATTCTATCCCAGAAACATATCCATCGCTATATCCGTGTTCATATCCTTCCCTGATTTCTAGATCCATCTTACGTGATGATACAACACCCGTGACCATCACTGAACGACATAACGGGCAGTTATTGTTAAGTTTAGATAGTGTGTTATTGAAACATGATAAACATAAAGTATGACCGCAATCTGTTGTTACGAAGCCTTGATCTATTTTGTCCATACAAATAGGACACTCCCCGATAACTTCTCTTTTCTTAGTATAAAGTTGTTTTCCCATCTTAATACCGTCATAAAATGCTTTTCTTTTCATGTCCAGGTTCATGAAATATTGTTCAGAACCTTCAAAATGATAAGGATTTCCTGGAAGATGTTCCATTTTTATAATAAAATATTTTATATTTTTAAATCAAATTTAAATTGCTTTCATACATTTTGCCCATTGTGATGGATCATTTTTATCAGGAGGAGAATCAATATACTCCCATACGAATACACCCGCTATATTAGGATATTTTTGTTTTACTTTGTTTATCTCGTATAATGATTCTGTAAAGTTATCATAATCACCACCAAGCATACCGAATACAACTTTTTCAGGTGGATATCCATTTTTAATTATTTTATCATACGTGTCTAATGTATAAGATCCGTAACATTGTGTATTAAACCATGATATATGGCGTCCTTCGTGAGAATTATAAAGTTCTTTATAAGAGAATCCACCTAAACCAGCACTATCATCTGATAATGCATAAGCAACTGGTGCCATAGTGATAACGAAATCTTCACCAAAATCTTTTATTAATTGATTTATAAGTTTTTTCACGTCATCTATATCTACGCTTTCTTCGATATCGAGATCAATACCAGTTATAAAATTATGTTGTATTAAAAGATCTTTTAATAAAGGATAAAATATATCAAAATTTTTAAATAAAGCATCATAGGCACCACCAGCACCACCTATCATTAACATAATTTCAACACCCTGTGAATATAATTTATGTAATTCAGTCCAAACAGGATCGAACATGGGGGATGTAGGAGGATAATCATTTAAATGGATATAAGGATCAGCACGATAAGATGAAAAATGAATTGATGACAAGATTATCGTATCAATATCTTGAACGTGTGAATACAATTTCTCTAATCCACAGAAGCTTTGATAATAATATATTGTTTTCATTAGGTTTATATTATTATTATATTAAAATAATATTTAAATAGTATGCCTACAGAAGTTTTATCTGGGTTATGGTTTGGATCTATAGATGATCTTAAACATCCTACATTTTTTGAAGATATGAATATAAACATTATAGTTAATCTTACTGATTGTGATTTTAGAGTTCAAAAAAAGAATGTATCATATATAAATCTACCATTATCATCATATAATATTTATTCATTAGAAAATATGATATTTAAATTAGCAGATAATATTCATAATAATCTAAAAGATGGATTAAATAATATTTTCATATATTGTCATAATGGATTAACATATTCACCATTAATGATAGGAGTATATATGATTAAATATGGGTCTGTTACAAAGTATGATGTCCCAGTAATTTTAAAGTCTAAAAATAATGAAGTATTAATATCTATAGATGAATATCCAAATTTATTGTGTTAAATTATGATAAAAAATAAATATATAATAATAATATATGCCAGCATCTACATTACAATTAGTTTCATATGGGGCTCAAGATATGTATTTAACAGGTAATCCACAAATAACATATTTTAAAATAGTTTATAGAAGACACACCAATTTCTCAATGGAAGATATACTATTAAAAGAAAAAGGTAAGAAATCAATGAGTAATGAAGAAACTTTAAATATTGAGGCACGTAAATATGGGGATTTATTTCATAAATTGATATTATCAATAGAAGGAAATTTAGTATATCAAGGTAAGTTCTTAGCAAATCCATCTACTGCTTTAATAGATCATGTATCAATGAATTTAGATGGTCATGAAATAGATAAATTACACGGTGATTGGATAGAGACCTGGTATGAACTAACAAAACCGAATCACAATGGAACTTGTTCTAATTTAACTTATATAAATGATCATTCATTAACACACTTATCTAGTTCTATGGATTTGGCACTGTGTCATTATGATAGACATTCGATCGGTAATACTCTTGTATCAGCTAGTGATGTTGGTGATACTCATATTGGCAACGCTAACGGTCCGACCAACGGTTCTAGAGTAGCAGTATTCTTAAATGATAAAGATCATTCTCATACATATTATAATACAAGATTAAATAAATTAACAAATATTATGGGTTTAGGATTATCATATCCACCCACACAATTTCAAAAAACATCAAAGTGTGGGGGTGTGTTTTGCTCACCAAGTTATTTAATTGATAATATGAATAATAGTACCGCTGGTTTTACTTCAGCATCTTTTGTTGATTATGCTATTACTGATACATCACTTATAAGTACTTCCGGTTCTGATGGTTTAATCAATGCTAGTAAAACTAGGAATAATGCATCGGGTATAGTTGATAATGACGGTATTAAAAATGCAAATACAGGTAGTATATTAGGTAATTGTACATTAGATATACCATTTTACTTTTCTAAAGATCCGGGATTATCAATACCATTAATATCTTTACAGACAAGTAGTCTTATATTTAATATTAAATTTAATGATTTAATATCATATAAAGCGTCGGATAGTCACACATTTTATTCATATAATGGGACAATATCAAACAAAGATAATTGTTTTAATGCTCATGATACGAATAAACTGAAACCTATGTATGAAGATGGAAATTATAATTTTAAACTTGAAATATTTGGACTTTATATATATTTAGATACAGACGAAAGAAGACGTTTTGCTCAGATATCACATGAATATTTGATTGAGCAAGTACAATTTCAGAGAGACATTGGTAAGGATGACAAAATTATAAACTTAGATGTATTTACACATCCAGTCAAAGAAATAATATGGATTGGTCAACCATATAAATCTGATAAAATAAGTAATAATGATGGTACTAGTACACAAACAAAACTAAATTCAGGAGATACTTCACATAATTCAGGTGTAAGATTTGTAAAAGGTGAACATGATAACATATCTGGTGGTTCAATAAAAAATAAACATTCTTTGGGTTTTGGAAATGCTTCGGATACAGCTCCGGATGTGACTATGAATGATAAAGATGATGGGATATTTAAAGTTGGTTTATTAGGTCCATCTACTCCAAGTTGTTTAGAAGATTGTAAATGGGAACTTAAATTTGATGAGCAGACTAGGACTGGAAAAAAAAATTTACAATATTATACTAGATCACAAATTGATAGATATCATACAGGATATGGATCTGTATCATGTCCTGACTCAATTGCTGTATATTCATTTGCTCTTAAACCAGAAGAACATCAACCCAGTGGTACTTGTAATTTTTCTAAATTAAATAAAGTTACTTTGAGTAGATCTTGTATAGGGCGTGCCATAAATGTATATGCTGTTAATTATAATATTTTAAGAATTGCGGGTGGTCAAGCATCATTAGCGTATAATTTATAAGTTTTTTTTTTATATTAATTTAATATGAGTAGTAGTTATAGATATGATATTAATAATAATATAGTAAACAATTTTGATTTATATCTTATAGGTAATCCCCAGATTACTTATTTTAGTTCAGTTTATAGACGACATACAGGAATTAAAATAAAAAGAGAGTCTAAAGTTCCAACCAACTCAACTGATAATACATTTTCAACTAATAATAAAATAAATGCAGATCTTATTAAAAGTATATCATTAGAATTAAAATATAATGGTTCAATAACAGATAATAATTTTATTACAGAAAAATGTATAGATTATATACAGTACAAAAACAATACTAGTAATGAAATAATTGAGTTATTATATGGAGAATATATAGAAATATATAATCAATTAAGACTACCATTAGAAATTAAATCAGAATATACTAATGATGGTGTAAAAGTAGGAAATTTACATAATATTGTATCACATTCAGGTGGTGTTTTTAAAAATAAACCTGATATCAAACCTTCCATAAACGCCATATTACCAGTACCATTCTCATTTTCAAAACATATTGGAAATTCTATTCCATTATGTTCAAGTGAATCAAAGATTGATATAGAATTTAAAGTAGTACTAAATAATAATATCGATGCAGTCAAAGTTGCCAAATTTATAGTAGAATATATAATTTTAGATGAAGACGAAAAAAAAAGATTTAAGAATTCTAATAATGAATATATATATGAAAAAGTATATAAAATTACGACTCAACCTAAACATGTAACTATTCCTTCTAATGAACATTATAATAATATTAAATCAATAATCTGGAAAACTCCACAACGTCAAAAATATGGTATAAAGATTAATAATATTAAATTATTTACTAATGATTTAAGTTATCGCTATTTTACAAGAATTTTTCCAATGAAAGCAGGATTACTTGGTTCATATAGAGAACAGTATTTAGACGGACATACAAATGGTAGTTATATACAAGCAAATGATGATATACACTATTATACATTTGGACTTAAAGAAGATGTAGATAATGATTATACACCTAATGGTCATATAAATGCAAATATCAATAGAATAGAATTAAGGTATGATACACAACCATCAGAAGATATATATATTGTAACATATAATAGAGCAATATATAAAGATCAAAGAAGCAAAGTTTATGAATATATCAGCAAAAATTATCCTGTCTAAATTAATTCGTAATAATAAAAAAAATTTAATAATAATAATATATATAAATGTCAAATATTAATATTAATACTATAGATGAATATCTAATAGGGAACCCACAAATTACATATTTTAAATCAATTTATAGACGTCACACTATGTTTATGAAATATACAGATGTTATTTCATCAGAACAGGATTCAGATCTATCAAACTCAATAGATAATATAACATATGATATACCAAACTCTAAATATGATTTAATATCAGATATATATTTACAACATCAATTAATAAAT